AGTAAAAGTAGCATTGTGTGTGTGTGTTTTAATAAACAAATGTGTGTGCGCTGGTAGTGTCCTGGGGAGGTCCTGTCCATATGTGGTGTCCCATTTGTCTGGTTGCCCTAACCACACTTAGGAAATATGCTGCTGAGACGGTGCCAGGTGTGCTACCGGTCGCCCACGTAGTTGTATACTAATTTATCTGCCTTATTAATAAAGTAAATGTAGGTAGGTTTGGGATCATTGGTCAGGTTTAGTGTTCATCACCATTGGCGTCGAGTTGCCTGCTAACATTATCCTGATCTGGTTCATAGTAATCCTTGTCACTCTGTTGATCGTCTTCACTGATGTAATCCTTATGATTAAAACCTTTATGAGGTCCATTCATCTTAAGTGTTAATTCGTAATTTCTTCTTGCTGTTGGTGTAAGTTGATTAGTATCAATTGGTTCTTCAACATCATCATAATTGTCATCTTTACTATCTTCCTCATCATCTTTAATATCATCTGCATTGTTATCATGAACTGTATTAGCATTGTTAATTTTATCTTCTTGTTGTTTGATCATTGCTAACATGTGATCTTTCATTTTTATAGGCCATTGTTGCTGCTGTTCAGGTATCTGCAGTTGAAGGTAATAACCAGTTTTGGGTGCCTCAAAAACTAGTATGTCATCAGCAATTGTAGTTAAAGGACCGAAGTCTTGTGGGTATGTCTTAGTTGTATACGAGACCGTTGAGGGTATATTAATATTTGCGCTCTCTTGTGCTACATTTATTAGTGTCACTATGTAGTTGTCTGATTCATATGATGCTATTTGTCCCGGGTCTAGCGGTAACTCATAATCCAAATTGGTTACAACTCCATAATAGTAAATGGGTGTTTTGAAAGCAGCTTTTTGACTTTGTGCATTTTGTATAGGTTGATTTTGGAGAATCCAATATGTTAATGTAGGAGGCATATCGGACTGTTTTGCTATGAGAGTGTTGTTATAATATATGTTGTACGTTGTGTCGCCTTTCTCTATGTCTAATCTAGTGCCTGTTGGTATTATGTTATTATTCACTGATAAGTTTGAGCATGCATATGCGACTGCATTCGCCTGGAAGGTTGCTTGTGTTGTTATATTTGTCAACCCTAAATTCCTATACATAACACCAGTTCCTATAGGGTTTTTGAGTATGTACTTGTAAGTGATGTAAAAATACCCAGGGACTATTGATTGGTTGTTACTGTTCTGACAACCTATCTGCATAGCTATGAAAATAAAAGGGTTTGATTGTTGGTTTATATCTCCACCCATTCGGTACAGGTTATATTGTAAATTGGTTCTCATTCTAACTGTGGATGTGGCTGGTTTGTAACACTGTGTAAGTATGCCTCCATTAGATGTTTTCAGGGTTTGCTGTAGATTATCTTCGCTTGGCACCTCATTCCATAAAGTCCCTGCAAGCACATTACCTTGTTGTGTTACTGCGCATTGAGGTACATAATGTACTTTGAATATTACTGGTCTATAATTCTGGTAAGCTGCGGCTATTGCAGCTATTCTAGTCCCTGTCCAATAAGCTGGGTTTGCAGGTATCACTGTTATAACTTGGGAAGTGGAACTGGTTGATATTGTAGTTGGGATCTTATAGATTAGGTCAGTTCCAGCCACGGTTGCGGTTGTTCCATTCTGCTGAACTGTATTAAATGTCTTAGGTACATTGGTGGTGATTGCTGCAGGGAGTCTAATACGATTGTTTGCTCTACGTAATCTTCTGATTGTCCTTATTTGTCGTGCTAAACGATTTATCCTACGACGTTGTCGTCGTCCTACATTTACCTTAGGTCTTGTTTTTCTTACTGTTTTATTATTACGTGCATTTATTTTTGTGTTTCTGTTCATTTTTACTGGGCCCACTTGATATTTATCATGCTTTTTAAGTACTCTAATAAAAATTCATTTTCTATTTGTTGGTTAATGTAACTTGCTTGGTCATCGGTTAATATTTCATCATGTTGCTCCATCAGTTTCTTATAATAATCCCAATATTCACCTTGGATTTGTTGAACAGCTATTTTGTGACTGACATATTCACTGTTCTCGTACTCAATTTGATTAAGATATTGTTCATAGATGGATTTTGCTACCTGTTTTGCTGCTTCGCGTTTATTACGTTGCTCTATCAATGTCCTGTAGCGTCTAATGTCATTGATGTTAAGATGGTTCTCGTCCATAAGTTTTATTGCAAGGTTGTGGTACTGTTGTGCCATATATTGAAAGATACGGATTTTGGGGTAGGCTTTGGTTAGTGCTATTTCTTGGTCAAAGCAGTACGATATGAACTGACGCATATTATAATTCTTTGCTTTCCTACTATATTTTCCTATATCATAGAACTTTGACGGATCACGAGTGAGGTAAATTGCTGTTTCTGAAGGATCTTTCCACCATGCTCTCAAGCTGCAGAATGTTAGACTACTTGCATCACTAATTGTTAAGAACTTAAGTACTTGTCCCAATCCATATATACGTGTGTCAGGTTTGCTTGCATCAGATATGGCTGGTAAGAAATATTTGTAATATAATTTGTGTATAGTGTTGTCATCAACGTAAGGCTTATACATTACAGTAAAATCATCTCCTTTTGAGAAACACACGTAATCGACACCATATATAAGACCTGCCTTGTCATTGACGTAACGATTATACATTGCCATCCTGATTGTGTTCATGAGTGTGGTGTCACAGTCTCCTGAAAACACTGTGCCTAAGACTGTATATTGCAATAGAACTTTACGCCTACCGTTTTTAACTTCTTCTATCTCCATTGTTTTGTAGAGTGCCTGGGCCACTGCTTCGAAATCTTCTTTTGGTACATGATACACTGCATCTATTATTTTGTTATAAATTTGTCTGTCCAACTCCTTGAGTGAAACGTCTTGAGTGTTGTCGAATGCTGATCCGTCACCTTCCACTACTTTTGTGAAGCCTTCAAGCAAATACTGATTAATCTGCCGCTCCATTTGTGTTAAGTTCTTGTTACCACAATAAGCTTGTAATTTGTGTGCGCATATGTCTTCCAATGCCCATGTTACAGGTCCCATTATGTACTTTGTTCTCTGTGGTATGGCACATACATTACGAGGTTTACCGTCCATTTTCTGCAGTTCTTCTTTAAGTATGCCTGAGTATTTTCCTGTCAATAACTGTTTTATTTGCCGTTTTGTGAGGTGTCGAGTGTCGCCATAATAGTATGCCATAGCAGGTTCAAGTGCCTTTTGCTTCTTTGTGCTTAAGTGGTGGTACCAGTCTTTTACTGAGTATGTAAATTGTGAAAGTTCATCTCCGATTTCCTTCTCAATTATATTCATGCTGTGTTTCACAAAATCATCGGCTATGTGTGGCTCAGGTGTGGGTGCTCCTTTCATTTGTCGCTTAGCTGCAGCTAATGTTGTATGCCTACAAGCGGTCCAGCACATTGCTTCATCATTATCTTCCACATCTGTTTCAAATATCTTCATAAACTTATCTTTGTGTGGGCATTGACAGTGTATTTTATGCAAGTCCATTTTAGCAAATTCGTCATATCCCTTGCCAATATCACGTTGTAGCTGTTTATTTATCACTTTAATTTTTATTCTTTGTAAACCATTATAGTCTGGGTGCGGGTGTCTGCCGTTTTGTATTAGTGGGGCAGAGGCATGTTTTATGAGATTGTCGGTTAGAGTTAAGCCTTCATAAAGCTTGCGTCGGTATGATTCTTCGAACGCAATATTTTTCAAGTGGGCCCTCCTTAGAAACCCTGAATGGGTGACATTTCATCATAATTTTCATTAATTCCAAGTATGTCTTTTAATTTTAATTCAATATACTCACATGCGCATTTTGATTTGATTGCTTGCCATAGTGAATCTGGTTTTAATTTAACATCGCCGGTTTTGAATTTATTAATCAACTCAGTACTCTTCCAGTGGTCCAATATATGTATCTTCTTCTCAGCCTCTAGCAAATCATTTAGTAAATTGGCAACTAATGGTATTACAACTTCATTTACTTGCAACTCTGGTGCATCCTTATTTATGAAGTTAACTATAGTCAGTAGGTTTGGCTTATCTATTTTAGGCATATTAAGCATTTTTACTGTTGCTTTACTTATCAGTTTTGGGTCAATGGGTTTTGCTACATATAAACTGCCAAAGTTAACATCCATCTTGAAGTCTACAGCATAATTAAAAAAACGGCCATCTTTCCTGTAATAAGCAGTGTATTGTTTGTTTGTATTCTTCTCAATTATGACTTTCTTCTTGGGAGCTTGAATTAGCTGTCCTGCTACTGCAGTTTTATGCACAATGATGTTATAGTTACTTACATTATTAAATTCATAGTTATATGGTTCTGCTACTTCTGCTACATTACCTCGGGTTCTATTAGCCCAATTTTTCTGTATATTTTGTTGATATTGATAGTATCTTTGGTTGTCAGTAAGTCTAAGGGCTTGGTCAGGTATGAACAAATGCATGAGGTTGTCTGCACTCTTTCCTATTGTGGTTTTATCAATTGAGAAACGTAGATAATAGGTTGCGCCACAGTCAATTCTTTGTGTGACATGAATTTTGAGTAAATAGTCTGCATTTCCTACTTTTGGTATTATGTAACTATCTGTATTGACTAGTTCAGGGAAACGTATAGGGTGATAGTACGGGTTCTTGTTCCCATCCATCTTCATAACCATTTTCACATGTTGTAGTGGGTAAATTGCCATGTCTCCTAAAATTTCATTATTATCCTGGATATTAAACATATTGACCACTCCTTCCTTTACTCCATTATACTCTATGTATTGGGGCCCTGTTGTTATGGTCTTAGGCACATGCATTGTACCAACTATAACTGTGCCATCTGCTAATGCCTCTGTTATGTTATACAAGTCATTATCAGGTATATAGTAAATAACATCCGTCATATTTATTAGCATGTCTGTCCAGTTCTCCACATCATATTCTGCATTGTATTCCGGTTTTTGAGGTTCCTGTATTTTCTTCTTCTTCTTCTTCTTCTCCTGGTCTTGTTGCTGTTGCTGTTTTTCATATTCAGATTTCTTTTCATCATAATCATCCCACATATCTTGATAAGCCCTTAGTTCATTCATGTATTCCTGTAAGGTCTTGTCACTTCTAATAGTAAGTAGTGCGTCCTTCACAGTTTCTTTGTCTTGTGTTAGTCTACGTGTTATATTCAACACCTGTCCATCTAATTGATCCTGCGCTTCTCTATATTCTCGGGGATATTGTCCAGCCTCATCTAAGTAATTATGTCTACGTTTTTGCTCTTCTAATGCTTGTTTTTGTATAGCCTCCTCAGCAGTGTAGTAGGGTTGCATTTGTTCTATTGCTGCTCTAATTTCAGCATGATATTTCTCTATGGCCGCATCTGTTTTTCTTATTCTATTTGCATCTTCTGCATCCATTTTGGGTTGGAGTATTACATTTGCAGCTCCGTTTACGGCTAAATGTGCACTGTTAATATCAAGTATACTTCGATTGTATTTAAAACCGGCATACCTTCCATAAGGATCATCTTCGTCTACACGTGTTATCCGAACATTTTCTATTATATTTAAATCTTCACATATGTCGCGGACTGTGGCGGTTATGGGGTGGTCATTAAAAATTGATAAGGATGCAGTGCAATTGTATGAGCTTTTTCCAATTTTGTATTTCTTAAGTATATTCAATTCTTGTTCTGTTCTGGTAGAATCGTCCTTATCCATTATTTCATCAATTGATATGAAATTCAGTCTGTTCTTGAATATGTCTTGTAGTACTTCTTGTTGGTGATTAGTACGGACGAGTAATGGTCTGTGGTTGTTGTAGTTGGTCATAAATGCCAATTTTCTACCAGTTATGGTATGTGGGTCATATTTCTTGATAGTTGATTCGTCACTGTTATCATCATCTATTATATTAGGATTATTATTATTATTATTATTATTATTATTATTATTATTATTCTTTTTGTTTTGTTTATTAAAACTTTTGCTACTTTTACCAAACTGGTTATTACTATTCTTCTGTATGTTATGTCTGATTTTATGGTTATTATTATTATTATTATTACTATTTTTCTTAAATAGGG